AGAGTTTGAGGCAAAACCATGTACCATCAACACTGGCTGACCACGTCCTTGTCGACGATATGCTACCTTGCACCCTTCAAGCTCTACAAAATGATATTCTGAGAGCATATTATCCCTCCATAAAATTTATGTCTATATTTACACAATTTTTAACTCTTTTAAGATAAATATAAACTTAAAAGAAATTTCGCAATATATTATTAGAGGTAGCAAGAAGCAGGTATTCAGAAGTACAATTTGCTTGTATATAAGCAGAAAATGTACTATCTGATTTTTTATCCTTCCCATTACAGCTAAATATTTTTAACTGGAATGGGATCATGGTAATATATTACTACCAGCGCTTTCTATTTTCGCTAAATTTACTCCGTGAAGAACGATCTTCCCGGGGTTTTGCTTCGTTAACTTTAAGGTTACGACCATCAATTTCTTTGTCGTTAATATCAGCCATCGCTGCTTTTGCTTCCTGGTTGTTGTTCATTTCTACAAAAGCAAAACCTTTGGAACGACCGGTGTCACGATCATTGATAACTTTAATTGAGTCAACTGTGCCAAATTCAGAGAAAACAGCTTCTAATTCTTGTTCAGTAGTAGAAAAAGAAAGATTTCCAACATATAAATTCATTTTTTATCCTTTTGCGGTATTTCCGCGTAATCCAAGCGGGACGAATATGTTCGGGGAATAGGGTTTGAAGCTTGCGGGAAATGAAAACGAAATGCTAGCAACTTCGCTGATGGTATCAAGGAAACTTTAATCAAACTATATACTTTTAAACCGAGTGTATTATCCATAACATTAATACACGTTTTAAACGATTAGATCCGGTGATCATATTCGGTTGTGTATTTTACCACTCTTCTTTTGTTTTAATCAACATACAGCGACATTTAAAGAATACAAATATTTTTTAATTCTTTTTCCCGTTTTTCCCTATTTTGTATTTACGTTTCGTTGATCTAATAAAGCACAGGAAATTATTCAAAAGTTGCCATTTATCCAGAGCATTCCGAATGAAAAAGCATTATACAAGGCACATGTTTCAGGATGTCATCTGTGCTATTTATCTTGTTTATAATAAATGCGTTATAAATCTTTACTATCTGTAGAAGTTGAGTTGCTATTGTCGCACACCGGATTTAACATGTACACAGAAGCGAAAAATAAAGATAAACCCTTAAACAACAACAAGATAAGAATAAAAGGAGATTAAAAAATGAACATGCAGGATTTGAAATGGGGAATCGAAATCGAAACGGTCAAAATCGAACGCCGCAAGGCAGCGGAAGCAGTACAAAGCGTAGTCGGCGGAAACATTTCACACGAGGGCGGAGTTTACGATTGTTACAGCGTAACCGACTTGCGGGGACGCAAATGGAAAGTTGTAAGGGACGCTTCCCTGATAAGCGTTCCTTCGCATCTGCAGTCAGAAGTTGTCAGCCCGGTCATGACTTTTGAAGACATTCCGCAACTGCAGGAAGTCATCCGCGCCCTGCGGAAAGCCAAGGCCCGCTGCCATTCATGTTGCGGAATTCATATCCATGTTGAAAGCGCGCCTTTCAACGCCAAAAAACTCGGCAACCTTGCAAAAATGGTTTACAAGAATGAAGAACTTTTCATTCACGCGCTTGGCATCAGGGAATCAAGGCTGGCGAATTATACCCGCCGCATGGATGAAAATTTTATTTACCGCCTCGACCGCCAGAAACCCAAAACCATGGACGAATTGAACCGTGTGCTTTACGGTCACCACAACGCGAATCCAACTCATTACCAACATGAAAGATACCACATTTTAAACCTGCACAATGCTTTCTACGCCAACACTGTTGAGTTCAGAGCGTTCGAAAGCACCCTCCACGCAGGAAAAATCAAGAGCTACCTTTTTCTCAGCCTTGCCCTCGCGGCAAAAGCCCTGAACTCCAAGGCCGCATCCAGCAGGAAAAAAGACTTCAATCCTGCCAGCGCCAAGTACGATTTCAGGGTGATTTTACTCAGCCTTGGATTTATCGGGGACACTTTCAAGAACGCCCGTAAACACCTTTTAGCCAACATGCCCGGAGACTCCGCATGGAAGAACGGCAGACCGCAACGGGCAGAAGCATAAACAAAACTAAATGGGGGCGAAAGCCCCCACAAACGGAGGTAACAGCCATGATTAAACTTCAAATGCACCAAACTACCATTGAGGGCAAACCGCTTTCAGAAACGGGCAAAATCGTTTCAGGAGCGGATGCCTGCGAAGTCATCGAAGCAATGAAAATCCAATCGCCATTTACGGCGGACATGACAACAAGGCAATATATCAAAAGTGTCCTTGCCAAAATCATGCCGGAAGGCGAAACCACGGAGATCAATGCTACCGAATTCTTAACCAAGCTCGCGGAACGGGGATTCATTTCCTTTCTGCCCGAAGATGACCATTATCCCGCGAATTTGATGGAGATATTGGAAACGATCCGGCAATCCGGCGCAACCAATATGCTGGACGTTCCGGCAGTCGCTGGACTTGCCACGCAAATGGGCGAAACAGAGGTCGCGGACTGGATTGATAATCATCGCCGTGAATACGCTGAAATTATTTTTCACGGTCAACCAACGGAGGATAAGTAAAATGTGTGGGCAAACCGGAATAATACTTGGAACAGCTAAGCGCGATTCCAAGGAATTAAAATATTTCAGCGTAGTTTTCGAACGGCTTTTACTGCTGAACCAAAAACGCGGTCACCATGCCACGGGCATAGCGACAGTCGACTTAAATTGCGGTTATCAATTGCTCAAGCGCCCAATGGAAGCCGTACGTTTTACGGCGCTTGCCGAATACCGTGGAGCATGTTTTAGAATTTACAACCGCATTCTCCGGGGTAAAAAGGGCAGAAAAAAGCATATATTCGATTTTTCGAACTCATTCTCCGTTTTGGCGTAAAAAATCACCGGTTTTCGTAAAACGATGATTTTACCCTCAAATCCAGAGGTCATTTAGTTCGAGAAAACAGAAATATGGTAAGCATGGCGTGTTTAAACCGGGTTGTAAAATCGAAACTATGCACCATAGCAATTCCGCAAAAGAAGTCCGTCCACTACTCGAAAAATCGCCAAAATCTCATCCGTCCGAGTCAAAACCGGCTATTTCACCCTCAAATCGAGCGTATGGCGTCGGTTGCGGTTTTCGGATATTTGAAGCATGGCATATTTGAACCACTTGCTTGACACTCGACCACCACACAAAAACGGTGCTCAACCATTATTTTTCAATTTCAAGTTCGTCAAGCCCATCTAAAGCATGGGCAATAATATCATAAATCGCATCAATTCGTTCATGTCCAAAATAGAAAATAGTAAATCCTTCTTTTTCTTCTATTATAGGTTTTGGACATTTTGTTGCACAAGCTAATTTTGCATCTGAAATGTACTCTTTTAATTCTTCTGCAAACGAGTTTGGGACATACATGTAGATCCCTATCGTTTCATGTTGTCTTAGTTTTATCATGGCTTTTTTTTATTCTCGTATAACAAGTTATTATATAACTAGAAATTACGCTTACGTTACGTTGGACTTGTCAAATTCCGGATTAACCTCGACTGGCGATGGACTTATCCGTCATTTTCAGTTCTTATCGCCACTCGAAATTGCCGACATTCCCTTACGCACTATGTCATAGGTCATCCGAGGGTAAAAAGCGGTGTCATGCCGCCTCTTCGTATACCCGCCGATACGTCCTTAACATACCACCAAGCCGGGAAAATTCAATTATTTTGCCATTCAACGGCTGTTCGTGAATTTCAACAGGCATCTGACCATCTAAGCCGGTGTGCGTTCTCTCTTCGTTATAATGCTGAATGAATTCCTTGACGGCGTATTGCACCTGCCGCTCCGACAGAAAGATCATTTTGTTCAGGCACTCATATTTTATTGTTTTCACAAATGCTTCACTGTAACAATTCATACAAGGTGCTCCAGCGGCAATCCGCTTTATTTTTATGCAGCTTCCTTTGAGTACATGTTCAACATCTTTCGTGAAAAGCGGATCGCGGTCGCAAATCAGGTATTTTTTGCCGATCAGAAATCCATCCCATGAATCGGTCATGTTCCTGGCAACCTGTTTAACCCATTCTCCGTCCGGGTTGATTTTGATGCCGCCAAGTTTTACGGTGCGGGTTTGAATATCAATGAAAAACAGAATCATGCAGCGCATCAAGCCGAACGGAGTAAGCAGTTCAACACTGAGAAAATCAGTTGCCGCCAGAACTTCCCAGTGAGATTTGATAAACTCATTCCAGGTTATATTGGGCTTATGTTTTGGATCGGGCTTTATACCGTGTTCATCCAGGATTCGCCGTACGGTCGCTGTACTGATCTCAAAGCCAAGATATTGCATCATGTCCCGGATACGCTGGTAGCCCCAGTTTGAGTTGCGCTTTGCCATCCGCAGGACTTCCCGAACCATCTCCGGCGTAATTTTTCTATAATGCTCCGGCGTACTTCTTTTGCTGTACTTTTTCTTTATCAGATCACGATGCCAGCGGAGAAGCGTTTGAGGCTGAAATATAGTCATAATATTTGCAAGGATGTGTATATTCAGGACGATTCCTTTCACCGCCAGTCTCCGACGGTGGGAATCTTTCAATATGATCCGCTTCCTGCCAGTCGCTTCTTCAAGCAACTCTTTTAAAACCCGGTTTTCTTCCATGCAGTACTCAAGGGACTTCTGTAAATTTTCAATCGAGTCCTGCACCACTTTATCTTTAGCTCCGGCAATAAAGCCCATGAATCTGCCATAGACCTTGGTTACCGAGAATTTTATTCGTCGTTTCATATCAATAAATCCAATACTGTAAAAATCAAATGCGTAATATCAACCTGGCATTATTCCATAAAATCAAACAATGCGCTGTTAAGGCCTGTAATATCATCCATATGAATGGCTGTGCCATCATGCATAATGACGATGCGTTTCTTTTTGTGAATTATGCTAACTGTACCGGACACGACATGATATGAGCCACTGGTCTTAGTTTGATCCGGGACAAAATACTCAATGCTGACCTCTGGCTGTTCCGCCAGATGTGCGGCAAGAAAAGCCATCCGCCGGTTCAGCTCAGCTAGTTCCTGTTCATCCAGTTTTCGTCTTGGCTCAGTCACCCTTGCTGTCTCAAAAACCGCATCTTCGTAACCCACAAGGGCGGCAAAAGGAGAGAATTGAGCAGCACGTTTGTGCATCGGCATCTGTGGATGGTTATCCGAAACATGGTGAGGCAAATGGATTATATCACTATATGGCTTCTTGCTCATTTTTTATGCCCTCCAATCTGATCATTTCGTGCTTTGCCGGTTGCGCCATCCAATAAATTCATTCCTTTTAATAATGCATTTTTACCGAACTTTTTCTTTATATTAAGAATAGCACGCTGTAGGCGTTTTTCCTTCTCCAGTTCAGTTTCCTCCTGGGCTTCATTTTCAGCAATAGCTTCGTAATCTGCAAAAAGATACAGTTGTGTTGCACTGGATTTTTCCGCCTCTGAATTTTCATCCATAATGTGATTTGCCACTACAGTTATCTTGCGAACCATAAGGGCGGGATTTGCGATGCGTTCAAATAGATTCATCATTGCTTCAATGATGATTTTGCTGGATGAGGTCTGTCGTTCCAAACTAATTGACCCGTGAGCATCTTTGGGTGCTTGTCGGCCATAAGAGTCGGTTGTAATTGCACCAGTGTAGGCCTGTCTTCGTTGGGCATCGGTCAAGTTTGTCATGTCGTAGCCGATATTCAAAACCAACTGGTCGGTCACGAGTCGCTTTTCGACAAGATCCAGTGCAAGCTGATCGGCCATTTCCATCACTACCACATAAGCTTTGTCAAAATCATAAGGTTCCTGTAGTACCTGTCCGGAGCTAATACTGCTGCTTTCCGGCTTATACGATTTTATCGCAGCAATGGTACAAGGTTCCCAGCCCCAGGCATGGTCGATAAGCAGTTCGGCATTGATGCCAAACATCCGGTAAAGTATATCTTCATTCATTACCGACATCCGGGCAACATCGCCCATGGTACGAATCCCAATAGAAGCCAGCTTATTTGCATACCCTTTGCCTACACGCCAAAAATCTGTAATCGGCTGGTGAGACCATAGCTCACTCCGGTAGGTTTGCTCATCAAGTTCGGCTATACGGACGCCGTCATTATCTGCCGGAATATGTTTTGCCACAATGTCCATGGCGATTTTGCTGAGGTAAAGATTCGTGCCAACTCCAGCGGTGGCTGTAATTCCGGTTTCCTGAAGCACCTCCCGAATAAGCTTCATGGCGAATTCACGACCGGTCAATTTATAAAGCCGCAGGTACGATGTGGCATCAATAAAAACTTCGTCGATTGAATATACATGTATGTCTTCCGGTGCAACAAATTTCAAATAGATGCCATAGATTTTAGAACTGACTTCGACGTAGCGAGCCATACGTGGAATGGCAATGACATAATCCAACTCCAATGCAGGGTTGGAATTCAGCTCCGGTGCTTTTGCGGATTTGCCGGTGAATTTATGAGAGGGAGCAAAACGCCGTCGTTGTTCATTGACCTCCCGCGCCTTCTGTATAACCTCAAATAGCCTTGCGCGTCCAGGAATGCCATAAGATTTCAACGAAGGTGATACAGCCAGGCAAATCGTTTTTTCCGTTCGTCCCTCATCCGCGACAACCAGATTAGTCGTCAAAGGATTCAGTTGTCGATCGGTACACTCAACCGAGGCATAGAACGATTTCAAGTCAATGGCTATATAGGTACGAGGGGACATTTGTCGTTCTTTTTATTTCGGCATGATTCATTTCATTAATTTTGCAAAAGTTTTTTGTGCTACAACTTTATCATTTTCATCCCAATTGGAAATATAACATTTCTCAATATGCGATATAATTGCACTTCTGACTTTATCGGGTTGATCTGAAATACTTAATGCTCCGTTAATAATATCTTTCACCATGGGTATAAAATCCAATTCATCATCAAGATATTCATCTTTATAACGTTTAAAATATTGGTCAAAAATTGCAATTGCTGTTTTTATTTCATCATTCATTTTCTATTTTAACTTATTTGCTGCCGTTCAAACTGATTTTCAGCTTTGCTTTTTTCTTGATTGGCATATTATTAATCAATTATTTACCAGATATTTTCTTGATTATCTGTCGGATTGAAAGTATACCTTGCTGCAAGTCCAGACAATGACATTTGTTCTAATATCTGGTCATGGGGTATTAAGAGATATTTCCAAGGTTTGCCACCATTAACTTTAGCGTGTTCGGATGCATGATTACACCATGTAGCTGCTGCGTTGGCTTTGGCTACGACAATGTCATCGTTCATCTCTGTTTCGCGTTTGGGTTCACAAAGATACTTATAATCCTTGGTTTCAACGACAAAATCAGGTTCATATGCGTTATCCTGAGTGTAATGTATCTGCAAATCTCCCGGTGCTGGCTTAAACCACTTCCGAACATTTTCATCATTTTCCAGCAACGCAGAAAAACGCCGTTCCGAATCAGAATCAAATTTCTGAACAGGATACAGGCATTTTGAAAACCCGCTAAAAATCATTGATCTAATTTTATTTTTTTCTCCATCTAGCAGAGGAGTTCTAAAGTTTCGAGCGTCTTCATTCGCCGAAGCAGAATAATTATTTGCCCTGAGCGAATAGAATCCACGGGTAACATGAGCTTCATAGCTACTGGCTGATTCAATAAAATGCTGCTGCATTTGCGAATGGACTAATTTTACCAGACTTTGCTGATGATACTGCAATACATTAATTACATCATCTTCATCTTTCAAATATTCTCGTAAACGTGCTACTACTTGACCTGCAAGCTTATAAAGTAGTTTTGCATGGTCATCATAGTTGATGTCATTATATTCAATTAAGCCGCGAATCAAATAGTTTTCCGGCCTGGATTCCCGGATTACACCGGAGCCTTCCTGGAGTTTATATCTCTGGTTTTCGTGTAAATGTTGTATCAAAATATCCTGAGCCACCGGTTGAAGATTTATATTGCGGGTATCCAAATCAAAATCTTCATAGCCACAGCTTACTTCGCCTTTGGGAACAACAACAATTTTGGGTACATCAATAGAAAGCTCCTGATAAAGAGAAGTTGTTTCTCGAACTACAGCTGTCACATCAACTTCTTCTGCAATGCCCTCCAATACCCCCTGTGCAGGGCGGATAATATCTTGGACTTTCTGAACTATTTCTTTTTGAATTGTTGGTTCTTGTAGCAGTTCGCTGCCTTTTAATCGTTCATATTGTTTGATGACTTCAAATGTTGCCTGTGCTGCTTTACGGGTTTCGGGAGTCGAAAATAATTCCCGGCGACGTGTTTGTTCTGGAGTTGCAGTGGTAACATTATGAACATTTTCCGAACCGGAAATCATTTCTTCAAAGGTACTCTTTACTTCAACTGCTTTTCGTCCAGCTTCGGGAATATCTTTGCCAATTACAACTCCGCAACGAATAATTGAATTTGGGTCGTTCGCATGATCAACTATTTCCTGAAATTTGTCATGAGATACGATTGTTAGTCTATCTACGGCAGGAACTCCAACCCGTTTGCCATACGGTAGGCGTAGACCGCGCCCGATTGATTGTTCGACCAGGGTTCTGGAATTTGCCGCTCTGAGAGGAACAATCGTATATAAGTTGGTTACGTCCCAGCCTTCTTTCAGCATATTTACATGGATAACGATTTCTACCGGGTTGTCCGGATTCTCGACCGTCAGCAGTTGCTCGACAGTCTCATCTTTTTCTTCTCCTCTGAGGTTTGAGTGCACCTGAATTACTTTACCCTTATAGCGCCCCTCGAAAAAGTCATCTGCCTCAAGAACCTGCTGCAAGATGTTAGCATGTGTTGTATCTGTAGCAACCACAAGCATAAACGGTTTAACTATTGGCTTATCGTTGTTACGTGCGTATACTTCCAGTTCAACCTTGGTGTTTTCGTGAATCCTAATCCCGTCTTCGAGCTTGACCTTTTCCAATCCTTCTGGAGAATAAGCGTTTGGATCGAAATTTTCACGGGTGGCAACTGCCGGTTCCTTGACAAATCCATCGGTCATAGCGGAAGCCAGCGGATAACTGTAAATAACATTTTGAAACGGAACTGCACGTGCAGCGCTTTCAATCTGTGGAGTTGCTGTAAGCTCTAAGCCTAGTATCGGTTTTAATTCATTAATAGCTTTAACTCCGGCTGATGCCCGGTAGCGATGAGATTCATCCATTAACATTACCAGATCATCCAACCCTGCCAGATAGTCAAAATAGCTTTCACCGATGTATTCACTAAGCCGTTTGATTCGAGGAGCTTTACCTCCACGCACTTCGCTGTTTATCTTAGAAATATTAAAAATGTTAATATGACAGGCGTCGGGATTATCAAATAGATCATCTCCACGAACGCCACGCCCGTCTTCATAAGTATCGCCGGTAATGATTATCGGCGGATTCAAGGCAAATTCAGCAATCCCCTTGAAAACATATTTTGCGTTGCCTTCCGTAAAATCAGCGATTAATTTATTGTAAATGGTAAGGTTTGGAGCGAGAACAAAGAAATTGCGTATGCCTTCAGATTGATACAAATAGGCAATAAAAGCTCCCATCAGGCGGGTTTTTCCAACTCCGGTAGCCAGTGCGAAACACAGTGAAGGGAAATCACGTTCAAAATCTTCAACGGAAGAAAATTCACTTTTGATCGCTTCAAGGCTGGACATCATATCTGCGTCTTTTGAAAGCGTGGCTATCTCGCAAACGCGGGCGAGAATTTCAAGAGAATCCCGCTGTGGCGGACGCAGACTTAAACGGTTACTGATTGCGTTAATATGTTGAATGCTCATAATTATTCTCCCCCCTCTGAATCGTTTGCCCAGTCAAATAGAGATGGGACGTCTTCTTTGTCTTTGCCGAATTTTCTGTTCTGTTTTTTCTTTTCGTTATTATTTGCCTGTTGCGCGGCAATATATTCCGCCGGGGCTTCCGGCAGGTTCTCCACTTCCAAAGAATAATCGTCATGACCCCATTCGCATTTCTTCAATACCGCCTTCGGAATCTTCTTGATGGTGAGGTTTGCAAATTCCGTAACATCACAGCGGAACGCGCCACAGCAAATTAAGAGGCTATGGTTAGGCCCGACTTCTTCCGATATTTTCATCAGCATTTCACGGCTCATGAATTGTGTGGTCACATAGATAAAATCAGTTTCGGTACTCTGTCCCTGTTGCCAGTATATTTCCGGGTCTGGGTTAAACGTAAATCCTTCAAGTTTGCACATCGCCTCAGCCAGCATCGCGGCATTGAATTCCTTGTTGATTACCGGATTTCCCCATTCATCTTCAACAATTAAAGTCGGCCCCAGCTTGTAGTAACGAAAACCTCCGCCACCCTGCCAGTTGACCGCCTTGCTGATGCCGCCCTGATCCTCTCCATCAATAACCTTCTTTAATCGAGGGATACAATGCGTATGACAGTGTTCCCCCAACTCAATCCCAATCCAGCGCCGCCTCATCTTATGCGCAACCGCCGCCGTCGTTCCTGAACCTAAAAATGAATCTAAAACCAAATCCCCGGGATCGGACCCCAATAGAATAACTCTTTCTATCAATCTTTCCTGCTTCGGAGTCTCAAATACATCATCTGAATTAAATACTTTTATTTCCCGTTTTGCTTCCTGACTGTCTCCCACTTCATCTCGACTCCACAATGTCATTGCAGTGATGCCAGATTTAACCTCTGATAAAAATCTCTTTATAGATGGAACATTATTACCGCTTTCTCCAAACCAAATCCGGTTGTCATCAACATACTCCTGAAATCGTTTTTTATTTAATCGCCAACAATACCCATCTGGAGGTAATACCTTGCGTCCACTAGGGACTGTAATTTCGTAAACTTTTTCAGCGACAATTGGTCCAACAGATAAATCGCTTGACTTCCAAGGCCCTCTCGGATCATTATCGGGATTTTTATATCGATTATTTGCTTCGACAGAACGAGGTAATTTATTCAAAGAGAAGCCCACACTGTTTTTGCAGTAAACCAAAATATTATCATGACTTCTGGAAAGCGTTTTTTTTAGGTTAATAGGGGAATACGACCTTTGCCAAACTACTTCATCAACATAGCAATTTCTGCCAAACACTTCATCACAAAGTACCTTTAGGTAGTGGCTTTCATCGGCATCAATAGAAATCCACATAGAACCATCTTCTGTAAGTAAATTACGCAATATTTCCAAGCGATCTCTCATTAGGGAAAGCCAAAGAGAATGTTCAATTCCGTCATCATAATGCGTCCATGCTGTTCCCGTATTATACGGCGGGTCAATATATATACATTTTACTTTTCCAGCGTATTCCTGTTCAAGCGCTTTTAGGGCGAGCAGATTATCGCCGAAGATCAGTTTATTGTCAAAAATATCGTTATCGGTAACGCGGTGCGGCGCATGATAGGATTTTTCTTTATCTTCGATGAGTATTCTAGGCTCCAACCTTGGCCGGTTCTCTTTTCCGATCCATGTCAATTCCAGTTTTTGTTTCTTCGCCATAATTTATTTCTCATTGTTTGCTTTATTTTGATTTAAAAATTGAATTCATTCTTTATCATGTTTTTGCAAAAACATTACAACCGCCTCCAAAATAGGACGGAATTTCGTATTTATCATAACACATGTGCTTATTTCTCTTAATTGTTCAAATTCTATCATTTTATTCATCCATTTTTCAAAAGAAGCATTATCTTTATTTTTTAATGCTATATAAACCAAAACCATGTAAGGTAATAGCTCCGTATCACATTGACTTACGATTTTTTCTGCTTCTTGTTTTATGTAAGGAAGATTGTCGTTGGCAAGGGTTAAGTAAAGTATTTCAGCTTGAGTTTTATACAAAAGAGGAAAATCCTTACATATATCTTTCAGTTTTTTTAAACGACTTTCCACCGTTTCATCATTTATAGGATCAAAATAAAGATTATTTTTATCAGTGGGAATAAAATCTTTAAATGGACATTTGTATTCCTTTACCTTAGAGCCTTCCTCGCCCCACCACTTCTTCAATCGTTCGAACTTTAAAGAGTCACTGACAAATTGCCTGTGTGAATTGCTATATTGTCCCTGGGGATATGGTGCATAGTCAGTAATTTTGCATAAAGTCCTAGCAGCATCAATCGCATAAAAAATATTGTTGTCATTAATAGCTATATCATAAAGAGTTTCAACAAGATATTTATCTTTTCTAATAGCGATTTCGTTAAATGTCGCTTTTATTATATCTTTATCAGTGAATATTGAATTTTTAGTAGTGATCATTTTATAGAGATATTCGACAGACCACTTTCCCAATTGTCTATTTTTTATTTTTATTAATCTCTGGGAATAATTATTGTTATTTGCATAGTCGAGGCGAAAACGGCTAAGATCTTCTTTTCTGCTTTGAATATACTCTTGATGAGTTTCAGAAAAGCCGTCATAAGTATGGTTTTGAACGAGATCAAAAGATTTACGGTTGCCTCTCTTAGCTCTTGAATATTCTGTTTCAAGAACAGACAAGGCTTCTAAATTGGAAAACGTTTTTTCTGCATTGGATATTGATTCGTTAAGATTCTTTAGTTGCTGTTCAGCATCTTTGATTTGTGTTTTTGCATTATCAATATCATCTTTTGCGCTATTGGCAACCTTAGCTACCGACTCAATTGTATTAAAATATTCTCGTACTTTCTCTAATTTTGTTTCAATTTCGCCCATCCCAGGAATTTTTATTTTTGTAATTTTATCTTTAAGAACCAACAAAGCACTTCCCAAAATGCATACTGCAACGACAGCCGATATAATTACTTTGGAATGGATCTTATTCAATCCAAGCCATACTATAACAAACATACCTAATATAATAATTAAAATGCCAAATACTTCATAATGTTTCATTTGTCATATTCTCACATAGGTTATATTTTACAATATATTGATACATGCTATAAAGCTGAACTGACATTACTCCACCCTCCATCTTATGGTAAACAACGATTTTATTTCGGTTGTATGCTGAAGTTGTTTTTCGATTTTGACAATCAGCTCTTCCCGCTGGGAGTCGATCGCGTCCTGCGCCTCAAAGAGTTCCTTGCGCTTATCATTCCGTTTGCGCTCCAAGTCGCGAGTCTGCCTCTGGTGGGCAAGTTTGTCCTGCAGCCCCTGTGCTAACGCGGCGGAGCGGCGAAGTTCGCGTATCTGTTTATCCAGGTCTTTGATTTCCTGTTCAAGCGATATTTTCAGATCTTCGCTCCAGCGGTCCAACTTCAGAACCTCCTCATCAAAAAACTCACCATTGCGGTTGTCAATAGCAGCAAGTTTTTCATCTATTTGTTTTTGCCGGATTGCAGACAAATTGCAAGCTGAATCTATTTCGCCATGTAGGGACGCGGGTAGCGACAACAACTTTTCACATATTTCTTCATCAAGTTGTTGGTTGTGATCGGTTTGAGCCGCAAAAATTAAAAAATCATCAGTTTCAACCGCGTTGACAGTAAGCTTTGTAACCTCAAGCCAGCCGGATTGACCGACCAGAGATTCAATTACGCTTATTTTCGATGGATGATTTGTATAATCCAGAGTGAGTTCCGCTGTTTGCAGCTTTCGGTTCACCGCGATATTGATAAGCTTTTCCGCCAACGGGTGATTCCTGCGATAAAAATGTTCGTCAGCGGCATCAGCCGATTTCCAGTCGAGGTTGTACCAACCCCTTTTTGCATTATCTCCATAATATTCAAATCGTGGCGAATGAGTGTCGAAGTTAGCCTTGCCGTCAAGTTCCACACGTGTAAGATTAAAAAGAAATTGTTCCTGACGTGACAAACAGTCAAGGGTTTGTTCTTTGCTGAACTTCAGTCTATCCCGTACATCCTCGTCAAAATGTTCAAGCAATGTTTTGCGCGTGGCGGAAAGCCGGGCATTAATTTTTTCATCAAGTTCCGCCTGTAAAGTATCAAATGCCTGTTTGATTTCTTCACTGGTTCGGCATGTCTGATATACATCGGCAATGCGCCGTTCAATATCCACACCAGACTCCAGCGCTCCGAGCACTTCATCAGAGGCTCCGAAAACACCGTCGAAAAGCTTAAACTTTTCGCTGAGTAATTCATAGACCCGCCGGTCAGCCTCATTGCGGCGATTGACGAAATTTACCACTACAACATCATGTTGTTGGCCATAACGATGACAACGCCCGATCCGCTGTTCTATTCGTTGCGGATTCCAAGGCAGATCAAAATTGACTACCAGAGAACAGAACTGAAGGTTAACTCCTTCTGCCGCCGCTTCAGTCGCGATTAGAATTGTCGCATCATCCCGGAAATGGTCAACGATAGCCGCTTTCATATCAATACCTTTAGATCCGGTTACCCTGTCAGTATTTGCATGTTGCTCCAGCCAGTTTTCATAAATCTTTTTGTTATGCGGTTCCGTATTTGAACCATTTACAGTTGCTACCTGTCCATTATAGCCGTTTGAATTAAGCAATTCATAAAGATAATTTTGTGTTTGTCTTGACTCCGTAAAGATTACCGCTTTGCGAACCGCCCCAAGTTCCTGAGTTTTAGAGAATGCTATCTGCAATGCTGATAAAAGTTTGTCTCCTTTTGCATTGTTCCTGATCCCGTCTGCTAATTCGGCATATTTTCGCAAATCTTCCTGTTCCTGTTTGAATTGTACCGGATCAAATTGCTTTTCCTCCTCCTCATCATCATTATAATCTTCCTGGTACTCATCCTCAAGTTCTTCTATACCGTCAATATCATCATCGTCAAATATCCCGATTTCCTGTCCGATATTTTCCAGGCGGTTGGCAAGTTGGTTCAGCGTTCTGGCGATTGCAAAGGTTGATGAAGCCAACAATTTCCTTAATACCATTGTAATGAGTTGCCTCTGGCTGGCTGGCAATGCATAAAGAATTTCGCGTTGCAGATATGAGGTGATTTCGTCGTAAAGTTTCTGCTCTGCCGCCGTCGGCAAAAACTCTTGTGTAATTGGGACCCGGTTTGTAAAGGGTACATATTCGACCACTTGCTTCCGCAATGTTCTTGTACATACTGGCGCAATTCTCTGCTTTAATAGCAAATTTCGTGTCGATTCGTCAGGGTTGTTGACAAACTGTTCACGAAAGGAAGATACGTCACCAAAAACATGAGGGTCGATAACGCTGACCAAACTAAATAATTCTAAAAGAGAATTTTGGAGTGGGGTTGCGGTTAGGAGCAATTTGGGAGCATTGCCGATAGCATCGGTTATGCGATGCGCCATGGTTTTTCTGGCAGATGGATTATTCTGCAAACGCCTGCGGCTTCGGTGAACATTCCGTAATCTGTGCGCTTCATCTATAACAACTACATCCCAAGGTACCTGTGATATTTCCGCCTCCCTTAATGCCACAAAATTATATGAACATATTACAGCCTTATCAGCACAATTAAATGGATTAGCAATCCCTTCTTTTTTCAGACCGTTAAACACTTTTGAATCTATGACATTTGCTGGAATAAAAAATTTATCAAGCAATTCCTGTTGCCATTGGTTACGTAACATCGCTGTAACTATGATCAATATTTTCCTGCGTTGTTCAGCCCAGCGCTGTGACAAAACAATCCCAGCCTCTACTGTTTTCCCCAGTCCTACTTCATCTGCAAGCACCGCCCCGTTTGTGAAAGGGCTGCGTAAGGCGAACAGTGCGGCATCTATCTGATGAGGGTTCAAATCGACACGGGCATTTGCAATTGAACGGGAAAGCACAGCAATATTGCCTCCGGAACTTCTAAGAGTAAGGTGATGTCCCCAATATTGACTGTGATAATGCGTGCTCATTAATTAGTTGTTTCCTCTTACCCAGTTGTCAACCTCATCTTTTTTGAATTTCCACAGGCGTCCAATACGATGAGCCGGAAGGCCTTTTTTGCTTATCCATGCATAAACGGTATCTCGTTTGATTCCGAGATATTCTCCAATTTTATCTACGGACAACCATCTATCTTCCATTCTCAACTCCATTATTTTTGTGGCAAAATAAGCCTGTAAACAATACGCCCAGACAGTATTCTGGCAAAGACTATCCGGCACAGGGTTAAACAAGGTTTTACAATGTAGATTGAGAATACGTAAAAAGCAAGTTTTAAATGACAAATGCAGTGTTTTTGTCTAACATTTCTTCATCGGCCAAATCACTGTATTTTCAAGAACATATTTTCTTGTTCACCCCAACTATCAGGGATACTGCCACGGAGTTTGTCGAGGCTCATCGAGTTGGGAATGTCACCAACGATAACGGCATGGATAACCTTTGGCGAAAGGCTTGTCAACTTAATTGTCCTTGCGACGTATGACCTATCCAGATTCATGGACTGTGCCAAATCTTTGGCATCTTTAAATGCACCCTCGTCGATGAGCTTCTGCCAGTAAAAGCCCCGGGCGATGCAGACGGCGAGGGTGCTTTCGTATTGGCCGGAACCATCGGTTACCAGCAACTCACGTCGGCTGTTATTCTGACGTAGCTTGATAGGAACTGTGACTTTAATGTTTTCACCTGCTTCGGCAGGGAGCAGAACATCGCCATCCGTCTCACGGACCAAGTCGTCAATCTCGGTAACTTTCAGTATAATCTCAAGTTTGTCGTCATGAATTTCCGCGTTGTCCACCAGTAGCGCCATCAGGCGGTTGCGTTCGCCCGGAGCCATTTCATCCCATACGTCAGTAATCGGATTGAGAAGTTCACATACCTCACCCGCTGAAATCCCGAGCCGGACAGCACATTGTTCCACGAACACATCTGAATGCAATACCACTTTTATCTGCTCCAATACCGCCTGTTCTACTTCTCCGGCGGATATGCGACCGACCGGGCACTCCTTGACCAGCCGATGCTGATCCCGGCTGCAGACGTAGTAAAAATACTGTTTGCTCTTTTTCTTCCCGTAAGTCGGTGACATCGCGCAGTCGCAGTGACCGCAGCGCAGAATTCCTTTGAGCGGAGCGGTACTTTCAATGCGCCCTTTCGGGTCTTTGATAGGATTGTTGGAATTGGCTATTTCCCGGACACGCTCCCATAGTTCAGGTTCGATAATGGCTTCATGTTCGCCATTGTAAATGATGCCCTGATATTTCACCTTACCGACATACAACTGGTTCGCCAGAATCCTGCCGACATAAGCCCGATCCCATTCCTTGCCGTATTTGTTCAAAGTTCCCCGCTGGTTGAGTTCAAGCGCAATTTGCTTGGGCGACTGCACCTCAGTAAAACGCTGGTACATCCAGCGGATAACTTCGGCTTCAGTTTCGACTATCTGCAGTTTTTTATCAATGGGCTGATAGCCGTACGGAACTGCGCCGCCAGTCCACATTCCCTTGCGGCGGTGGGCGCTCATTTTATCCTTAATTCGCTCGGCGATGATCTCACGTTCGTACTGGGCAAAGGTCATCAGGATATTCAGCATCATCCGCCCGGAACTGGTGGAAGTATTGATTTCCTGAGTTACCGATACAAACGACACTCCCCATTCATCCAGCTTTCCGCTGAGTTCAGAAAAATCAATAATCGACCGGGAAAGGCGGTCTATTTTATAGACGACGATCACGTCGACCAGCCCGGCTTCGGCATCAGCAAGGAGCTTTTGCAGTGCCGGACGTTTCATGTTGCCGCCTGAGAATCCGCCGTCGTCGTAGCGTTCCGGCAGGCACACCCAGCCGTTTGCCTTTTGGCTGGCAATATAAGCTTCACCAGCTTCACGCTGGGCATCAAGGGTGTTGAATTCCTTTTCCAAGCCATCCTCGACGCTTTTACGCGTGTAGATGGCGCATCGTTTTTTGATTTTCATATTAGCTTACTCCAAAAAATACTTTGCCGTTCCAGCGGGTTCCGGTGATTGCCCTTGCGACTGCCGATAACGAACTGTAAAGATTATCCTTGCATTCGAATTTGCCGTCAGGCAGGGAGGTGACTTCATAGTTTTTACCCTGCCATTCGCGAGATAACCGGGTGCCGGAAATGATGGTTTTCTGTTTTTTTCCGGCTTTGCCCAGCGTTGCCAGATGATCTTTTTGGGCGATCTGCAGCAAGAACTTTTCATCTTCCTGTGACAGCCCGCCGTAGTAGATTTCCTGAATCCGGTAAATTAAACGGCGTCGCAAGGATGTCACGCTTCTTGACTTTGTTTCAAAGCCATAAAGCTCCATAAATTTTGCCTGCAGCTCTGCCAGCTTCATCTGCTTTATGTTGTCGATCTGCAGTTTTGTCAGCTTGTCTTTGTTCATGTCACAACTCCTTGGTTTCTGTTCATATACAAGCTCTTATATCGCGGCTTATCCAGTCGTTTATCAATAATTCTGCGTAATACTGCCGATACTAAATCGACTGCCTGCCGGATGTTCTCCGGCCGGGTACGACCCGGTGCGATATTACTCATCTGCTCCTCCTGAGGTCTGATAACCGGGTACGTCCCGGTGTGTTTTGATTCTGTTGTTCAGTTTTATTTTGCTGCCTGGATGACAACTTCATCGGGGCTTTCCGCAGTTTTAACGCTCCGCCGATATGTTCCGGCAGAGTTGCTCCAAGCATTGAACCGCATACAGCACAGCCTGCCAGGCAGTCCAGGAAGTGATTGTCATTCCGTTGCGGACGGATTTTCCATTCATCGACAGTCCTGCCGCGACCAGCGGTTTTGACCCGGTACTCGGCGGTCAGGTGTTCGGCGATAAGCCGATGATGCAGCGGTGTTCGTCCGTAAAATGAGAGACAGCCCTTGTCGCCGATGGCGACCGCCAGCCGGGCATGGATAAACGATTTCCAGAAATTGGTATCGTAAATCACATGCCGGATGGCGCGTTTGCCAGCTACATTCGGGATCATCCAGTTTAAACCGAGCCGGTCACCGGGCTTCTTTTTATACTCGGTCATCGGTTTGGAACTTGCTCCCACAAACCGTCCATGTGACGGCAGGATGATGCCGGAATAAGAACTTTGGCGACAGAACTGATAGACTATATCTGTCGATTGACCCCAGTTGGCATCGATCATAGCACGTTCGATTTTGATCATCGCGCCATCCTCACGTTGCCACTCACGAGAGAAATACTCCTCCGTCAGCTCCTGCATCGCGGCATAAAGCCCGCCTTCAAGTCCGGCCTGCGGAAATCGGCTCTGAATAGTAGGATTGGCATCCGTCAACGAAAAGTGACGGCGTTTCTGATCCGGCCATGCGCCGTAGTCGATTACCGCCCCGGTGAAGTCATCGCTCCATGCCGTGACCACATAAAAAAGCAATGCCTTCTGCACATCGATAAACATCGTCAGCTTATCACAGTCGATCGGGATTTTATCCTTTGCCAGACCGTTGACCTTGCTGGCAATTTCATCGACCGTCAGCATGGTTTCATCCGAATTATCATCCGGCAGCGGATCATTCTGATATTCACTTTGAAACGCCGCTTCATCCTGCAATTTCAAATTCATTGCATGCTGGAGAGCTGATATCTCATCATGATTAAACCGATCTTCCCATGATACTTCAGCTCCGGCATCCATGGCCTCGCGGTTTTCGCGGTAAAAGTCTGTCGCTGCATCGAAATTGCCGTCAGTCCGTAAAGATTCAGCCCTGATTTCAGCGTATTTATCCCAAAGCTTCATATTGGCAGGGAACTTATACAGCATCCGGGTCTTTTCTCCGTTCCAGTCGGGATGTTTGTTTTTATCAAGAATGGTATCAGCCATGTCACCGGGACGGATAATGGTACATGGCATCACACCTGAAATCTTCTGCCCCGGACCGGCCAGTCCGAGAATATCGCCAGCCAGTACCCGGATGCGTTTGCGGGTCTGTTCCAGGCTTCCGGCTGATTCGGAAGTCTGCGGGTCATCGATAATGACCAGTGACGGACGCACGCTGCGCCCATCGGAACGTTTATATTTCATGCCGCGGATACGACCGGTAATCCCTGCAACCCGGACAATAACTCCGCTTGCCTTGCTTCCTTTAATGCTCGGCAGAACGATTTCGTTGCTTGTCCAGGTTATCCGGGTGCGTTCGCCGTTATGCAACTGCCCGGCGCAACGGTTGGCAATGCCCTCCAGTGCCGCAATCGGGAAACACACCTCAGGAAAATCTTCAGCCAACAGTTCGTTGACTTCCAGCTCGGTTTTGATGCTGTCGAGGATTTCCAAGGCGGCTGATTCGGTTGAACCGATCAGCGTGACGAATTCACGGTGACCGTAGAGCATCGCCCATAATGCCGCCGTTTCCGAAAGGCTGCTCTTACCGGAACCGCGCGGCATGGCCATGGCGAACAAACCGCCGGACAAGACCGCTTTTTCTATTTTTCCAATCACCTTGAGATGATCCGGCGACCATGACAAGGCAAAAGTTTCCGGGAAATAACTCTCGCAGAACAGCTGAAAGTTGCGTTCGCAGTCGGCTTTGCGTTGCGGGTTTGCTACTTCCGGCAATGCGCCGATGTCGCGCCCGGCAAGTGATTGTTCCGCCTGGCGTTGGCGTTCGGCATCACGCCGTTCATCATAGCTGCGGCTGGAACTTTCCGTTGGTTCAGCATGCTTCCGATCGAACAGCCAGGCAATGTATTTTACCAGATTGATGTTGCGGGAATTATCCGCTGCTGCAATCCGGAATCCAACCCGGTTGAAATCCCGGTATATCCGCGCCTGCGGCAGGACAAAGCCAAGCTCTGTTGAATTCAACAGCCGTGCCGCTTCTACCGGGCGGATTGATGTAGGGTTAATTTGAGCCATCGTCAGAAGTCTCCTTTGCCAGGTAGGCAGCATAAGTTATCAGGTTAAATGTGCCGTCGGGATTGACCGGAGCGCCCGATGCAACATCCTCGGCAAGCGTTTCCTCGGAAATCGTCCGGCATCCGGCCTGTTTAAGTAGCCGCACGAGCATGTCAGGCGACAATGCGGTCAAAGATAAAGAATTATCCATATTATTTGCCTTTATTTTGAAATATATGAGAGGGTTGATTTGCTATGTTTCGATATCCAAGCTTGTATGTACATAGCGAGCGGCAATAAGCTCAAAACCCTAACCAACGGAGGTTAAAATGAACACCAGCGAAATGAAAACCGGAACCATCGCAATGGTCAAAGTCGGACGTAACGAAGTCAAAGTTGAGGTACTCGAAGTCCTCGAGAACTTATTCAGAGTTAAAAGCCTAAACTCCGGACGTGAATTTACTGTAAAAAGTCTTGTCAGCATCGTCAGTTCACCGAAAGAGTCAGAAGCGCCGAAGCCAAAGAAACTTTCACTTATTGATGCGGCGTTTGCCGTCCTTTCCAATGCCGGAGAACCGCTGAACACCCGGGAAATGGTAAAGCTGGCGACTGCGGCCGGGCTATGGGCTCCGACCTCATGCAAAACCCCGGAACAGACTTTATACGGCAGTATTTTTCGGGAAATCAAAGTGAAAGAATTTCCCCGCTTCAGCAAGAGCGCGACGCGCAAAGGCGCGTTTGTCGCGATGTCATAAGGTTGAGCTTACCGGCTCCGGCTTAATCGCCGGAGTTTTTTCTTGCCAGTTACATCCTTCACCATATTTAAACTCAGCATAGCGACGGCGGATGACATCGACGTATTTGGGATCGAACTCCATCATTCGGCACTTACGATTTGTCTGTTCGCAGGCAATCAGCGTCGAACCTGACCCGCCAAACAAGTCCAGCACGGTTTCCCCGATCTTTGATGAGTTGAATATGGCTTTTTGCGCCAGTGTGGTGGGTTTCTGTGTCGGGTGGACATAGCCACGAGTATTATCCCGCTTGATATCCCATACCGTCGTCTGGCAACGGTCACCGAGCCATTCGCAGTTTTCATCGGCATGGCATCCGTAAAAACATGGCTCAAACGCATAATGATAATCAGAATGCCCAAGTATCATGCCTTTGTTCCATACCAGCACCTGTTTTGATTTCAGCCCGGCATCTATGATGGCGCTTTCGAACTGAATATGGTTTCGCGTGGCGTACCAGATATAAAAAGCACGCTTGCTTTTCAGGTGCGCTTTGATGTTTTTGAATGCCGTCAGCAGGAACTCCGACAGCTTGTCGCCGCGCAGATCATCGTTTTCGATGACCTCCCATTCGCGCCCTCCTGGATTGTTCACGCCTTTGTAACTCACTCCATACGGCGGATCGGTGAACACCATGTCTGCTTCTTTGCCATCCATCAGCCGGGCAACATCGTCGAGACTGGTGGAGTCGCCGCACATCAGGAAATGTTCGCCCAGCTGGTAAATTTCACCGGATTGACTGACAGGCTCCTCGGGTACTTCCGGTACTGCGTCAGGATCGGTTTCGCCGTCGGCTACGGTGTTTTCACCGTTGAGCAGCGAGTCGAGTTCTGCGGCATTGAAGCCAAGCAACGACAGATCAAAATCCGCCATCTGTAGATCGGCCAGCTCCAGCGGCAGCAAGTCATAATTCCACTCGGCAATCTCGCCGGTTTTATTGTCGGCAATGCGATAGGCTTTCACCTGTTCCGGAGTCAGTCCTTTGGCAACATGTACTGGTACTGTATCCAGTCCGAGTTGTTTTGCCGCGAGTAGCCTTGTGTGACCACAGATTATGACGTGGTTTTCATCAACAACTATGGGCGCACGCCAACCAAAGGTTTTGATGGACTCTGCCACGGCATCGACAGCATTGTCGTTGATACGCGGGTTGCGGTCATAAGGTTTTACGTCCGCGATGTTCATCTGTACGATTTCCATAGAAAACTTCTCCTTGGGGTTTGTGATTTCTATATTTATTTAGTCACCTTAAAAGTGCAGTTTTTTATTTTTTTGTCGCCTTTAAAGTGCGTTGAAGGTATGATTGAAAAATGACTTTTGGATTTTGAAAAACAGGTAATTTCGAGCTCAAAATATTTTTTTATCAGCTGCAAGCAAGTGTCTTTAACAGCCTGCCTGCTTCCCCGTCCCTCTTTCCAGACATTCCCAGGAAGGAACCATTGCAAATCCGCCCCTTTCTGTGTGCTTACGAGCACGGCTTGAATCTTGACCACATATTTCGTATGTGGTATTCCGGGCAACGATAATCGTCAGGCAATGCATTGAGTTTGTTTAATAGACTCCATGCGACCATGTAGTCGTTCTCGCAGTTGAATATCTTTTGAACAGACCAGTCGAGTGATTCAATCTCCATTTGCATGCTCTCATTAATGGCTTTGAAAACAGATTGAAGCATCTTGATATTGTCAACGTTAACCGCAATGTCTTGTGAAGCCAGATAAACTTGCGAGCCGTCTGGCGAAAACATTGTTGGTAGATGCGGGATTTTTGCATTGAATTCATATTTGAAGTCGTGATAGTTGTTGGTTTGCGGGAGCTTATCCCAGTCTAAATGTTGTTTTGGCATAGCAGCCTCCTTTGGTTTTTGATTGAAGAAAATGTTAACGGATAAAAATTGACTTGGGCGAACTTGTACGCGTATATAGCATGTGCCCCAAAATAGCCCTTTTTTTTATACACATATATATTAATGTCCAATTATATATATTTTTATATTTATATTTTTTATTTGCAGAGACTTACAACTTGGACACCCTGTGTCCAACTCGCGTCCAACCGTCCAAGTCCAGAAAACAAAATTGGAAATTTTCTTGATTTGTCCTAACGATTGGATGCGCAAAATCCAAGTTTAACTTTCCCAGTCCGGTGGAGTCATTATTATCTGATAAAGATTCCCATCTCGTTGAACAATTCCGCGTTCTTCCAGCTCCATCAGAGCTTCGCGCCTTTCTCTTCCGGTAGAGTTTCTGATGCCGCTGTAGGAAATTTGAGTTATTGTAACGCCTCCGCCTTTGTCAAGTTTTTTAATCTTGATGAATACCTTTCGCATGAGGGCTTCCCTTGCCTTCGCTCGCGGATCGGCATCCTCAATGCCAATAAGCAACCTTTCGGCATGGGCAAAGAACCATCGCACGAGGATAGCAGCCTTTTCTTTTACCTCATCGGAAATGACAACACTTTTGCCCTGCGTGTTAACTGAATGGTTGACTGAAAGCATAACCATAAAACGAGGGTAATACTCATTGCAAAGCCGTCGCCACGATGGGTTGAGCTTAGGATCGGTATTGCCCAGAAATTCATTTTGCAGGGCAATGGAATATCCTTCTTCAATTTCAACCACTCCGCTTTTTTTAAGAAATACATCGGCGATTGTTCGCATCTGCTCAAGTAATTTAATTGAGTCGAAGTTTCTTGAGTTGCCGTAAAAATCAGGCATTTTAGCCATAACAAACCTGCCGATCAATCCGGTGTGGATATCATCAATGCTAATCCATTTCTCAAAGGATTCCGGCTGGATATTCGCAATGACATTCGGGCTGCTATAATCAAGTTTTCTCGCTGCGCCTCTGCGACCACGATCTGAAAACACCTGATTGAAACATCCCTGGCTGAATGCCTCGGTAAGAAAGTCAGTTGCCCCTCGTTGCCAGGATGAAGGTTCGAGCCACTTTTTCATTTCCGAGATATTTACCAGCCCATTCGGTTTTTTGGTTAACGCCAGGCAAACTCCCTCTGCGCTACCGCCGGTTCCCAAATCCCAATCTGGCGTGACTTGTTCATCGGGATTGCATTTCACGTAAGGGTTTTGCATTTTTGAAAATTTACTCATCAGTTGCCCGATGTCCTTACCCGAAGTCGATGGAGCCACAATCATACCATAGGCATTGCACATCTGCCCACCGCCAGTATTGATTTTTACGTTTGCACGGTCAGCTCCTACAAGCGCGATACCGCCAAGATTACCTCCGTAGCGACGTTGAAGCTCTTCATGTGTTGCTTCGCCGGAAAGACAGCATGCGCAGGTAACAATGGCTTTTACCAGTGCGGCTTCAAGCGGCAACGGCGGAATGGTAACGCTTGAGTATATATTCACAAGTTCGCCAAGGTATGTGCCTTTGAGAGCCTGTCGCACATCATCATTTTTTACTTGTCGCCACGGCATGATTATTTCAGGTTCGACTGGAGTACCAATGCCGAGTTTATTCTGATTGAGAATGCCGTCGATATTCACCTCCGGGTATTCCTGCTGCTCATAACATCCCGGGTCTTTAAGCTCCCGGAGCTTAAACCAGTCGTTGCCCTGACAAGAATTGTGATGACAGGTGAACGCTATCGCGCCGGACGGCTGTTCGATGAGCACAGCAGAACGGTTGTTGTGTGCAGAATTGAACGGGCATTCATTGAATACCCAGCGCCTGCCGCCTTTCCATTCCTGCGGCTGACCGAGTTCCGGACAGTATTGAGTGATCCAGGAGTCGATATTGAATTTCGAACTGTCAATAATTACTTGACAGTTGACCGGTTCTGCGACTCCGACAAGCTCCTTGAGCTTATCTTCTGATACTACCTCCAGCTTTTCCGGCGCGGAAATAAGCTTTGCCATGCGATGCGGTCTTGTTTCAATCGAATCTCCCTTGCAGTTCATGGTGCCGGGGATGCGCCAGATACGAGCCGGGTTATGAACGGTTAAATCGATATCAACCTGATCGTCAGAAGCTCCGGCAATGGTCTGGATAACTTTCTGAACGAGTCCTTCGTCAGCTGACGGCAGATCAATGCGGTACATCAGCTGTGCGCCGTTACCGGAATCCAGCATGATCGGTTCCGTCCAACCACAGCCAGCCAGCGCTTCCTGGATTTCCATTGCCTTGAGCTGGGCGTTATCATGTTCTTCGTCAGTGCTGGATACGCCGCTGGGACGTTTTGCGTCAAAATCCAGTAGCAGCCAGCGACGACAGAGGATATCCGCATCGGCGGTAGTCGGCTCGCGCCCGACAGCCCGCAGACGGTTATTGGCCCGGGCCAGCAGAGCAAGATTGACCGGGTTGACGGTTGCATAAACACCGCGATATGTGCGTAGTTTTGCCAGAGCGTCGGCAACAGCATCAATGTGTTCAAAATCAAAGTAGCCGGACTCAACGTGTGGCCGCATATAATCGGCTGTTGTCGCATCCAGTACCCTGATTTCAAAGACATCTCCGGGCTGAAACCATAAGCTGAGGGCTTTGATTATATGTTGTTTATCAATCATTATTCTCCTGAATCCGGTTTTAAAATGTTACAGTTGCGGTAAGAGTTGCTGCCGCGAACCAATAGATGGTATGTTTGAAGTCGCCGTGGCAGCAGTAAACTATGACGGCGGCAACGTCAAGAGTTATCAAAATTATCGGGAAAAGTTGTTTTATAGTCATATCTCACCTCAAAATGGAATGTCGTCGTCATCAAAATGATTATCGGGATAGTTGGGCGGAACCCATTCTTCATTATCACAGTCATTCCATCCCGGTTCAGGAATGTATGCGGGAATTTCACCAAGCTCGTAATCGACGATCCGGTCAAACTTTTCACCGGCAACGGACTTGACGATAATCTTGCTTGCGTTTGCCAGCGCTCCATCATCGGCCAGTGCGACAGCTTCCTGTGCCGAACTGGGCAGTGGGGCGTTTGATCGCTGCTTCCACCATTTCTCAAACTTACGCCGGGCATAGCCACTATGTTCCGGGCATGCCCATTCGGATTTAAACTGATTGAACCCGATCAGATAATCAACCCGCATCGTTTTTGGAGTTCCGGGTTCGGCTCCGCGTTTTTCATGAACGGCATACCAGGTATCCTGGACGTCATACGGCGTATAATCCACTTGTCCGGATAACACTCCGGCTGTGCTTGCCGTCTGCTGGATATTATTCTTTTCCGGCGGCGGGAATTCATACCCACACTCCGGACAGGTCTGGTATGCGGCATGAATCAGCGCCAGGCATTCCGGGCACTTTTTAGCCGGAGCTTCGCCTTTGCCGCTTGTTTTATCCTGAACGGTTATCATGTCAACCGGACCATGCCGGAGGATGTTTTCACCGTAATCCAGCACCAAACAATCATCCTTGCCGTCGCAAAGCCTCGTCCCGCGCCCAATCATCTGAACCAGCAGACCGGGGCTGTTGGTCGGACGCAGTAAAACAACGCAATCGGTATTCGGCGCATCGAAGCCGGTAGTCAGGACATTGACATTTGCCAGGAATTTCAGGCGCGGCTTATAAGAGAAGAAGTCATCAGCAACCTTTTCGTCTTTGAATCTGGAGATAATTTCAGCACGTTCGCCAGCCGGAGTAGAACCGGTAACGATAGCGCATTCCTGTCCGCTCCAGTAGCTGATTTTTGCCGCGACATGCTCACAGTGTTCCACGCTGGAAGTGAAAATCAACACGCTCTGCCGATCTTTAGTTAGCTCGACGATTTCACGACAGGCGGAATTTACCAGTTCGTCATTGTCCATTGCTTCTTCGATTTCGGAATTGATAAACTCACCGCCGCGAATATGCAGATTATCCAGTTTTGCCTGAACCCTGCCAGCCTTGGAAGTCAGCGGTGAAAGATAACCCAGCTGGATCATTTCTTTCAGCCCGGCTTCATAACAAATATCATTCAAAAGATTTTCCGGTTGACAGATCAGCCCGCCCTTAAGCCGGAACGGTGTCGCAGTCAACCCGATCAGCCGGACATTTGGATTTATCACTTGCATATCCGCAAGAAAAGTCCGGTACATCCCGTCTCCGTCCGGCTGGATCAGGTGCGCCTCATCAATCACGATCAGGTCAAATGAACCGAGATCACATGCCTTATTGTAGACAGACTGGATACCGGCGACAATAACGGCATGACTGGTGTCGCGTGAGTTAAGCCCGGCAGAATAGACACCTACATCCAGCTCAGGACAGAGTCCGCGAATCTTATCGGCATTCTGCTCCAAAAGCTCCTTGACGTGTGCCAGGATTAGTACCCGGCCTGACCAGTTTGAAACGGCGTCGGTCGCAATCTGCGCCAGCACGATGCTCTTGCCGGTGTTGTGATGGACAATGAAGCTTCCGTCCACATACAAATGATCGCCATCCAGTTCAAAACCGTAAAAATCATCCTCCGGTAAAACTTCCACAGAGAAGCCGGTTCGGAGAACATTTTTCTTTTGTTGCCGGACATTGAATACATGGCGTTTTCTGCGGCACGGGATCGGCGACAAATCTCCGGAGATATGGACCCGGTAATACCAGCCGCCTGCGCCTGTTTGACAAGAAGAATATTTTTCTCGGCAGTTCGCCATAAGTCCAAGACTTCGGGCGAGGAACACAATGTCTCCGGCAAGTTCGCAGGACTTTGTCACAAAATCAAGGCAATGCCCGTCGAAGAATCCGTCGCTGTCAAGCAATCCGGCCAGCAGTTGCAACCGATCCGAACGTGACGCAGTCAGATATTCTTTTGGAATGAACTTGTTATGAGCACAATGTCCACGCAGCCCGAGTTGGTATAGCATCTCAAAAAGAGGATTTTTCCCTCCACTTTTTACGGTTGCATAGTATGTTGGAACATCTCTGTCGTTTTCACAAACACGAACCGAACAGCCGAGACTTTTTGCATACAGACTGAACTCATCGCCAAGCTCCTCGTCGGCGCTGGTCAGACCGACAGCATTGGTCATTGTTCCATCGCCAAGCAACAAGCCCAAAATATGCGGCGGAACCGGCAGGTTTTGCGGGGTAGAAAACTCCACAGGGACTCGATAGAGCTTCCGTAAATGACGCCATGACTTCGATTTTGTCAGATATTCACGGACGGTGATGTTTGTGATTTCGCCGCCTTTCTGATAACAGCGATAATTCTTTTTCCCTTCGTTTGTACTGACAAGTGACAGAATATGACTCATATTCACCACGAATGGTTCGCCCTTGACCGGCGTAATCCGTGCCATCGGCTCCTTTCCGTGCGCCAGTGCAAGCACATGCCGGGGAGTCGAGTCTGCTCCCATAATTACATCACCAACGCCAACGTCCTGAACTTTCCTGATACTTCCGTCATACATGAGAATCGGGTGATCTTTCGCATGACATCCGGTTGGTAACACCACACAAGGATTATCATCACGGGTTCGCAGGTAATCATATACCGCATTGACGGCTTCTTGCTGGTACGGTCTTAGCTCCACTGCATGCCTCTGATTTCAAGTCCGTTTTCGAATAATACTCGTTTGATCTCGTCGACAAACATTTCAAACGCCATTAACGGCATATTGAGCTGTTTGCGTACTTCTTCAAGACTCCAGCCTTTCATTAAATATGAACATATTTCCCGAGCTGAACTGTCCTGAATCCTGTTCATAGCCTTGCGGACTATTCTGATTTTCTGGTATCTGCATTGCATAATTTTCTCATCCTTATGTAAACCATCCCATCGGGCGGCATGACTTCTCGTTTGACTACGGTCAGCTTGTGAATCAAGCTGTCGTCTTCGTATAACCCTCCGTGCGTGAAAGCATCCAGCAGGCACTTCAGTGAATTATCGACATCACGCCTGCGGCGATCCGGCGGGTAAAGCCCGATATAGAGTTCCACCGGATCTGATGCTGTTTCGATATTTTCATTCCGCATCCGCGCCTGGATATTTTCCCGATAGCGCCGACCAGCGCGGCTGATCAGCACACGCGAGCCGACATGGCGGTAGTAATGATTCACGCTTGGAGGCCATGGCAGTTCAAACTCCCGCATTACTTCCTTGCCCATGGTGGATTGGAATTTCCGTTGGCCTGCGGCGGCGGAGTCGTCTTTGCCGCTGATACTCGCGGAGCATAACCTTTAATGTCGTTGGTTATATCACCGTTTTCCGGATTCTTCCGGCATCGGACGGTAATAACCAGCGGCAGATTGTGCAGTTCAACCGAATCACGCGGCTGGATAACATTGACTGCCCGGCAGATGGCGGAAAGATCGCCTCTGGCAATCTGCACCGCCTGGGCATTCGGGTTGTCAAGGTTGAGACGGCTCCACACCTTGCGGCCTTTGTATTCGCCGTCGATTACTTCGAAGGTCAGTTCCAGATACTGGCCGTTGCCGTTTTTGGTCGGTTTCATTTCCGAGTCAATGATGACAGCGTTGTATTTGCCTGCCGGGATCGGATCAATACCTTTGCTCGGTTCGACTTCGTTTGCGTTGAAATTGAGAGTAGCCATTTTTAATGTCTCCTTGTTGATAGATGGTTGTTTGATTTATGCCAGCACAAGCCTATGGGCATTGGTCAGCGTTGGAAAAATCGGTTTATACTTTGTTATTGACATATCAGCTCCGGGACAGCGCACATGCTCGAAATACGCTTTGCCGGTGATCCTGTCGGTTATTATTTTGCATTTATCCCCGACATGAATCGGCTGACCGCATAGGTCGCAGTTAACTTGATGTTCCAGTTTTACGATTTTTGTATTCATTTGTATTCACCTTGAATGATTTCCTTTCATTGAATTCTTCTTTCTTGCCGCGATTCCAGTTGCTGACTGGGCGGAAATATCCGCAGACACGGCTGTATATTTCGGTTATTCTTCCACATTTAGCCATTATTCCCCGCCTTGGCTGTCAGCCGTCTGATAAGCATCAATGAAAGCCTGCCATGACAATGGAAGTTCGGACGGCAACCCGAAACGGTTCTTTGCGATACAGGCGGGACTTCCGACCGTTCGCATGATCCGTTCACCTCCATCTGCTCCGATCGGAGAGGCAACGCCGCGCTCGGAATTAAAACCGCTGGCTTCTTTTTGAACCCGGAGCTTTTTGCTGGCAAACAAAACCGCGTCTACCCATTCATTGATAAGGGCGCAGGCGTGTTTGTGCAGTCGCGGAGTGTAACGGTCATAGGCGGCATTTTCCGGATCTTCAAAACGCTCGACTTTGGAATGTGCGATCAGGATTACGATCATGCCGCGCATATCGCGGAGCTGTTCAAGCAGTCCGATGATTTTACGCCAGTGGGTTAATGCGTGGGTGTAGCCCCGGGCATAGCCTCCGTCGGCTTTTTCGATTGAACGGACGCCGTATTCCTTGCAGACTTCATCGAAAATCAGCCGCTCTAGCCAGTCGGCGGAATCGATAACGACGCTCTGGAAGTCATGTTTTTCATCGCGCAGCGCGGTAAGTTCATCGATGACTTCACTAAATGTTTTTGCCAATGGGAACTTGCGGCAGTCGATTTCACCGAGGCCGTCCTCGGTCTGAATGAAGATCGGGTTCGGGGCATTTGCGCCGAGAGTTGACTTGCCGATGCCCTCAGAACCGTAAATCATCAGGCGCGGCGGTTTGGATTCTTTTCCGGATTGGATGTTGTTGAGAATACTCATAGTGTTTTTCTCCTGGGATTATATGTTGTCAATTAGGCGGATATCTTCGAAACCGGTCGGCCAGGCGTGGCTGAGACAGCATGCCTTATAGCGTTCCAGAGCGGCGCGATTGATAGTTTCAGCTGCGTCGAGCACTTCTTCGGTAAGCTTCCACACTCCGGCAGTAAACGGCTCATTCTTTTCCACCGCAATGATGTGTACGGGAACGTTTACTCCGGTTACTTCGCGGATTACAGCCCGGTAAAAGGCAAGCTGGAGAACGTATCCGAAACGCCGGACATCGGCTTCAAACCAGTTCAGTTCATTACAGGTTTTCAGGTCGATAAGACCATGTTTCGGAGAAAACCAGTCCATTCTGATTTGGCAGGGAATGCCGCAGTATTCTGCCCGGACAACGCCCTCTGCTACACCTTCAGCAAGGAATTCTGCGGCGGCAGGATGCAGCCATACAGAAGTCTGAAGCTTGATCATCAAGCCATAATCTTTGCCGGAAATAATTTCGCGTTCCTGGGATTCGAGCCAGTCGGCATAAGCTTTACTGGTTTTGCCGAACGGTTCGCCGGTTCTGGGATTGATCGGTCCGTCCGCGACCAGATAATCACGGTCAAAGGCTGACCTGCCTTCGAGAATTAGGCTGTGGGTTGCCCGGCCGATTGTAAAGGCCGGGCTTTCTGTTTCGGTGATTTCGCCGAGTATTTTCTTGCGGTAGAGAGCCGGAGACTTCCGGAAGTCAGCCAAGAGATGGCTGGACATAAATTCTCCGCTGCGACTGCGGTCATGGTACATGTCCGCCGGTTCATGTGTAATGAAGTGTGTTGTGTTCATCTTTGCTTCCTTGTCTTGTTTTTGATTGGATTCTTTTATGCCGTCAAGTATCCTATTCACGAAAAACAGGGGGGGTAGGAGAAAAAAAACGAAAAAAATCATAAAAAAGTTGAAAATATACTTGTCATTGATTACTGTTTAGTATATATTAAACATGAACAATAAAAACAGGACTCCTTATTTCGGAGGTTACATATGAAAGACAATAGGACATTTGGAGACATCATCCGGCAGGAACGTGAAAAGCGTAAGATCGGCAATCCCGAGTATTCGCTCCGGAAATTTGCCAAGGCGGTGGGCATCAGTCCTACTTTTCTGAGCAAAATCGAAACCAACGAGTTTGACCCGCCCAAGGCCGAAAAAATTATTAAAATGGCTGAGCTTTTAGAAATCCAGCCAGAAAAATTGCTGGCAAAGGCAGACAAAATGGACCCTGAACTTGAAAGAATCGTTACCGAACAGCAGGTGGAACTAGCCAGTTTTCTGCGCACGGCAGACGGAATGTCATCAGAGCAGTTGAAACGGATGGCTGAGGCGGCAAAGAAAATAAAACAGGATGGGGCGAATGACGTACCTGACAACCGATCAAATTGAATATGAGGCTGATAAGGTTCTATATGACTATGGTTTGTCGGTTGCTCCGGTAGCCGCACCGCCGATTCCGGTCGCCGAGATATTCGAGTGCCATTTAAAGTTCAATCTGCAATTCGCCGATTTGAAGGCAAAGTATAACGATGACAAAGTGCTTGCAGAAATCTACATCCTGTCAAAAAAAATTGTTGTGGACGAATCATTAGACCCCGATGAACATCCCGAATCAGAGGGCAGATATAATTTCACGCTCGCTCATGAAATCGGGCATTGGGTTCTTCACCGGCATGACGTTATCGCCGTTGCGGAAATCCCGGACTTGTTCGGAGAAATTCCGCCGCCGGTCATTTGCCGTGATTTCAGTCCTGAGCCGCATGAATGGCAGGCAAACCAATTCGCATCGCATTTACTGATGCCGAAAGAGTTCGTTTTGACTGAATGGAATCAATTTTATCCGGAAGGCCCGATGAATGTTTTTGCGGAGATTATGGAAAAACGCCAGCGCTTCCGGCTTGCCAGCGGAGACAGAGACCCGATATGTGATTGCGTCCGCAAAATGGCTCCGGTTTTTCATGTATCGTTACAGGCAATGCAATTCAGATTGCAAGCCTTGAAACTGCTTGATTTCAACAAACCGGAGGCGGGATTGTTTGATTGAAGAGCTTTTTTTTGCACCCTAACGTTTAGGATAACTTAAACACTAATCACCATAATAAAGGAGAATAAAATTATGGCGGACTACATTACTGAACGAATGTTCAAACATCTCTCGGCTGATCACATCAACGGAGTTTTTGACTGCTTCAAGGTCGATCCGGAAATTGATCGGTGTAAAATCAAAGACGACACTGGAGCTCTGGCTGCCGTTTGGAACGCCAAGCTGAATTCCAAAGATCCGAATGTCACCCGGATGCACGATTTTCTGCAAAGCCTTCATGACTTTGCCGAAAGCAAATGCGATGTGACCCGCGTGGCCGAGGAACTTGCCGACGGGGGCGAAGAGCCTTATGACTTGCCGGAAGGGTTTAGGGATTGGACAAGGCATGACCAGGGCGCGTTCCTGATGTTGAACAATGAAATGCTTTGGGAAAATCTGATCAGCATGATTTTTGCCGATGAGGCCAGCAACACCAGGTACTGGACTGTTTACAGCGGCTTGCCGGAAACCAATCCGGATATAACTCCGGAGAATATTACGCGACTCAAAAAGATGCTGAAAGAACACTTCGCGGAGGATAAGCATTCCAAGAGCTGCGATATTACGAACTATATAAGAGGGAGTCAATACTATCTTTTCGCCACGTTGGAGGACAAACCCAAATATTACGAAATTCAAAACGAAACTACTACCGGCTTTGAACCAACGCCGTTGATTTTCCCGTTTCGCCTCATTTTTGCGTATGACGAGGAACATGGAGAGTTCTCCATTTATGCCGAAATCAGCAAGGCGAAACTTGATCCGCTGGTTGCGAAGATTGTCAATATTCTGGTCGGCTACAAAGATGACCTTCAACGAATCGGCAAACCATCCTATAACTTGAGCAAGCTAGCTCAGCGCGGATTTGCATTTCACACTGACCCGAAAGACGGAATTGAGAGCGTCCGCGTCAAGGCCATCACCATTGCGCCCCTTGATGCGCCGCAGACGGAGCTCTCATTCAAGGATAAGAGCCGGAATATTTATGACTGCATTGATGATTTTGCCAATCGCACCAGATTAAAAGAGGACAACATCGAAGTCCGGCGAGTGGCCATTACCATGAAAATCAACAGCCCGGTTCTGAAGTTCCGATCGTTAACCTTTGAAATCGGACTGCATACCTGCACATTGAAAAGCATGGCGGAAGCGAAAAAAACGCTTGGCGAAAAATATATAAAAGAATGGGGTTTCAGAAATGAAGAAGCCGTATGACTTGCTGTGGCGATGCGCTCATAGTGCTAACCCAGTCATATCCCAAAGCCAGTTAATGAGTTTTTCCGAGCCGTTGCGAGGCGAACTTCTGGACAAAAAATTCCTCGTTCCGACTGATAATGCCTGCTCAATTACAGTGGGAGAAAATCTTTTCGAGGTTCACCTTGTAATATCGACAGGAAGCAAACCGAGACATTATTATACTGACGAATATGGAGAACTCAATCCGGTTGATGAGGATTTATTACGGCAATACAGGATTGATTTTTCCCCGCTTGTCAGACTGATTCACGACGGATTATCCTGCAGCGGGCAAATTGACGAAGTCCGGCCGGGGAAATTCTGGAAGATCGGTGCCGCCGGGCAGCAGTCACGAGAAGTGCATTTAGCCAGAATGTGGGAATCCGATGCCGAAGTTCAAAAAGCCGTCGCCGACACAAAGAAAGGTTCATTGATCTTTTATATCGGACGGAAGCCGGGAAGTTTTCAGCGCGACGACAGCCTGGTCTATGCCGTTGACACGCTGATTTATTTTTACGATGACGGCATAGAATTCGATGCTCAGGCTGTATTTAACAATATCAAAGGTATGACGGCGACAAAACCAAGACCACGAGGCAAGAAGCCATATGGTTTACAGAAGAATTATCAGGCGCAAGTTGAAACGCAACTTTGGATATGGTTTGACGAAAAATTGCGAATAGCCAAGGATATTGATGCCGGAAATAAAGTTGACAAAGCAGCCTGGGCTCGCGTCAACCATACATTTAAAAATCAGCGTGAGTTGGCTGATTGTATCGAAATACGTCAGGATGCATTGACAAGAGCCAAGGATGCATGGAAAAAAACACCTGGCGGCTTTGGTAGTTTATTTCTGGCAATTATAGAGGAATTCATCAGGAAACCTTCAAAGAACAAATCATCCGAAATGGCTCAGGTTGATAAACTCAATGACTTTTATAAACGATATGGAAGTAAAATAGATGGAATAAGGAGGGAACGCGAGAATTGCAATTAACGGCATTTTTGCAATGAGTTATAAAAAATAATTATACTTGCAATCGCTTGTTTATCATGTGGTTGCAAGTTTTTTTATTATTGCAGGACGGAAAAATCTGAAATCTCCCGCCGGTTGGTTCCACTGGCGCGGTTGCCGGTGGACGCAAACACCGAACCGAGAGGTTTCAGATGTCCTACAAGACAAATCCGTCCGCCGCGTCCAACGCGGATGCCGCCGCAAATGCTCTTTTCAATGTCAACGTCCGCAAGGTTGTTTCCATTCAAGCCGCCAGATTGATCAGGACAGGCGTATTTCCTGATCATATGCGCGAAGATTTGGAGCAGGAGCTGCTTGTTATCCTGCATAATGAATCAAGGAATTTTGATCCGGAGAAAAGTTCTTTTTCAACCTTTGCCAAAAGAGTTCTTGCCAACCGTTCCCAAAACTACATCCGGAATGTTCTGACCGCGGCCCGGCATAACGGTGAATATGGAATTGAAAACATTTCCATTTATGAACGGGTCGGATCTGACGGAAAAATTGTCGGTGATTTTATAAATTTCGATGAAGTCAGAATTCAAATGGGATATCAATCCCGTTCCGAACGTGAGATGAAAGAATTACGGGAATGCATACACCTTGCCCTGTCGCGTCTGCCCGTAGCGTCCCGGGAAATCTGCCTGGCAATTCTTCGTGGCGAAACGGTGAGCAGTCTGGCCAAAGCTCATGGGATGGACGTTTCATGGTTTCGCGCTAAATACCTGAGTTCGCTTCGCCCCATATTCATTGATGCTGAAATCAACGGGTTCTGAGGAAGGAGGCGATCATGAAACGAACAAAAAAAAGCATTGTCAGTCCAGATGACAAGTTCCCTGAAACTATTCGCCGAACGATTGATTTTGTTTCGGACATTGTGCTCAGAATCCATAAAAAAAGACTGGATAAAGCAGTCATTCCACGCTTAAGTACAACCACAGTCAATGAGGTAAATCTATGAAAAACAACGAATTAATAAAACGGCGCATTAAGGCGCTGAATCAGCTCGGGCTATTCGAGTTGAAAGAAAAATTCTTCGACCTTCATGGCTTCCAATGCGGCGAAACTACCGTGCGGAATTTGCGTAAGCGGCTCGCCTGCCGGATGCAGGAAATCTGCTACGGCGGAGTGTCAGATGAGGACATGGCGACCCTGGAAGCACTGGCCGACCGTGACCCGTTGGCCAATCTCCGAAACGTTGCGTCCACACGGCTGAACATGGTCAAAGGCACATGTTATATTCGGGTCTGGAAAGGCCGGGAATATGAAGCACGCTCGTCCGGAGACGGCTCATTCGAGTATGATGGACGGAAATTCAAATCGCTGTCGGCTATTGCCCGTGAAATCACAGGAACTCGCTGGAACGGCAAATTATTTTTCGGGGTGAAATAATGAACGAACCTATCAAAACCAAACGGTGCGCAATCTATACGCGCAAAAGCGTTGAAGACGGGCTTGAGCAGGAGTTCAACTCGCTCGACGCTCAAAGGGCTGCCGCGGAAGCCTACATCGCCAGTCAGGTGTCCAACGGCTGGGTCTGTCTCCCTGCTCGCTACGATGACGGCGGCTGGTCAGGCGGCAATATCAAACGTCCGGCTCTGCAACAGCTTCTGGCAGATGCGGAGGCCGGGAAAATTGACATTATTATCGTCTATAAAATTGACCGGCTTTCACGCTCCATCTGCGATTTCGCGGAACTGAGCAACAAGTTTGACCAGTGGAACGTATCCTTCGTCGCCGTGACACAGGAAATCAACACGTCCTCAAGCTCCGGGCGCATGATGCTCAACATCCTCATAACCTTCGCCCAATATGAACGCGAAGTCATAGCCGAGCGCGTTCGCGACAAGATGTCGGCCAGCCGCAAGCTCGGCAAATGGGTCGGCGGCACTGTTCCGATGGGATATGTTGTCAAAGCGAAGAAGCTGAAGGTTGAACCGGAGGAAGCCGAAGTCATACGACGGATATTCAACCGGTTCCTGATTATGCAATCCCCGAAGCTGATTGCCACGGAACTGAATGCTGACGGCGTTCATACCAAGCAGGGCAAGATTTGGGACACCGGCCATATCTACCGGATTCTGAACAATTACACCTATATCGGCGAAGTCAACTATAAAGGCGAGATATTTCCGGGCGAGCATAAAGCCATAATTGACCGTGAAGTATGGGAAAAGAGCCGGGTAATTCTCAAGGACAATGCACTCCCGCTGCACGGCTCCAGAAAAATAGAAACCATAGCTCCGCTGAGAGGTATTTTGCGTTGCGGTCATTGCGACAGCGCAATGACTCCGACCTATACGAACAAGAACGGCAGACGTTACAATTACTACCAATGCGCCAAAGACCGCAAGCGCGGAATAAAATCCTGCCCGGTCGGGCTGATTCCTGCGGGAGAGGTCGAAAGGATCGTATTCGACCATCTCGGAGCAATCCTCAATGCGCCGGAAATCGTCGCTGCGGTATCGCGCAAAACGAAAATTCGGGCTCGGGAAGTAACTGCAATATTTAATGCCGAATTCTGGAACGAGATAACACCGGGCGAGCGCAACTGCCTCGCATTCATTCTGATTGAGCGAGCCGAGGTAAAACGGGATGAGCTTATACTGGAAATCAAAACCGAGGGCGTCAAATCCATAATCGAGGAGATGAAGAATGGCAAAGATTGAAGTTTTGGAAAACGGTAACGTCAGAATCCGAGTTCAGACGGTTCTGACCGGAAACCTGAACCGCAAGAGAATAGTAACCCCTGATGTTAAGAATGACGCGCCGGAGCCAATCATTATGGCCTTGGCGCGGGCATTCCGCTGGCAGGAATACATTGATAATGGCAAGTTCAAAAACGCCGCGGAACTGTCGTTGGCCATAGGCAAGGAGCCCGGGCTGGTAGCGCGGACGCTCCGATTGACGTTACTGTCTCCGAAAATTATCGGACGGATTGTTTCGGGCAACATCCCGCAAGGCCTGACACTGGCGAAACTCCGTCAAGGTATTCCGGAACTTTGGACGGAGCAGGAATGCATGTTTTTGTGA